GAGAAGAAATCGACATTATGGATCAATTATCATTATTTTGGATTGATGAGTCAAAACCTAAGAAATACTATGCTCACGGAATACCTCTTACTGTTGACGGCCGTGATTACATCTACGAAGTATATGACGAATTAAACAATGTCGATTTGAATTTCAGAAGAAAGTTTGTTGGAGAGAACTTAATTGTTCGATATGATCCTGAGCGATTGGATGAATTTATAGGACTGTACGAGTTGACACCTTCAGGTGAAAAAAGATTTGTTGCCTATGCACAATCCAAAAGAATGCACGAGTCGATTCCAGTGTTAATGAAAGAAAATTCAAAAGCATTATTACTCCAAGACATTGCCGTTCGCGATGCCGAATTAAAACGAGACCAAGAAGCCTACGAAAGATTGATTAACCGTTCAGGAATATCCCGTGAAAGCTTAATCGAGGAACAGGAACTGATGATTAAGTTTCAAGGCCATTTACCCAAAGAGGAGCAAATGGAAACGGATAAAACTTCTTTTCATTCCCGATTTTAAAACCCTTTAAAAACTATTTAAACCCTTATTAAATCTATAAAAATGACACACCAAGACAAATTAACAATAGTAGAAAACCTAGAACGTTACATTGCACAAAAAGGCTCTCAAAACAAAGTGGCTGCTGAAATGAAATCAGTATCAGCTGCCACGCTTTCACAAATGAGAAATCACAACTGGGAAAACATAGCTGAAGAAATGTGGCGCAAGGTTGGAGCCTTTCTAGGAGTTGGAACCAATGAATGGAAGCTTGCTGAAACTGGAAACTATAAATTGCTTTTAAATTTATACTCTGAGTCTCAAAACTTCGCCTTGGTTCTGGCAATCACAGGGACTTCAGGATGTGGTAAAACGGCAGCGGCTAAAAACTATGAAAGCGAAAATAAAAACGTATTCCGTTTGTCCTGCAATGAATATTGGGATAAAAAATGGTTTTTACGTGAACTACTTTCAAAAATGGGTAAAGAAACCGACGGTATGACAATGCCGGAAATGATGCAAAAAGCAATTATCTCTTTAAAATCAGCCGCTAACCCTATAATTATTTTAGACGAAGCCGATAAACTGGCCGATGCAGTACTGTTGTTTTTTATCACTCTATACAACGAGCTAGAAGGACATTGCGGAATTATAATAATGGCAACCCAATACCTTGAAAAAAGAATCCGTCGTGGTATCGCCCAACAGAAAAAAGGATACCGCGAAATCTATAGCCGTGTAGGGCTTCGCTTCATAGAGTTAGACCCAACCACTTATGCAGATGTAAAGGCTGTTTGTGAGATTAATGGATTGACCGATGAGCAAGCTATTAGAGGAATATCTAAAGATTGCGACGGTGATCTTAGAAGAGTAAAAAGATTAGTATTCGCCAACAAAAGAGCTGCTTAAAATGAGTCAATTCAGATACCATCCCATCATTGAAAACCTCAAAATTAATGAGGACGGCACCGTAATCGAGTTAAACGGCGAACCGATGAATATTAAAGAGCAAAAATTGCCACATTTAAGAAGACCCCGAAAAATAGTATATGTAGGTGCTAAAACGGTAAATACCATTCGATTGGTTTGTGAAGCGTGGCACGGTATTGCTCCATCAGGCGAACACGCCGCCCGCAGAGTTGATGAAGATAAAGGAGATCATTACAGCAATTTGTGTTGGGGTAAAAAAGGTATGACACTGAGTGCTGTTAAAACCAACTCTTGGAATACAAGAGGCATAAAAATGACAGCCAAATTGTATGCAAAAATTAAAAAGCGTCAAGAATTAGAAAATATCGTCCCCATTTTGGCTGATTTAAAGATAAGCACAGGTGTGTATTATAAATATAAAAAAGCGCATGCCGAAAAAAATTAATAGAGCTTACTCAGTATCAAACGTTCTTTCAAAAAAATTCAATCCTTTAGAGTTTTCCAGTGAATGGGAAGCCACTCTAGGAAAACCGGACAAAGCATTTTCTGCAATCATTTTTGGTAATACCAGTAATGGAAAAACAGAAGCCGCCATCAAGTTTGCTAAGTGCCTGACCAATTTTGGAAAAGTGGCTTATAACTCTTTAGAGCAAGGAGTTTCGGCAACTATTCAAGCTGCATTGATAAGAAATCACATGGACACTTGTGGTAATTCTTTTATGCTTTTAGATCGTGAACCTTTTGATGAGCTGATAATTAGAATGAGTAAACCCAAATCGCCAGACTTTTTGTTTATCGACTCGGTGCAATACACCAGGATAACTAAAGTACAATACTATCAAATCAAGGAGTTGATGATTAAAAAAGGAAAAGGAATTATTTGGGTTTCCCAAGCCAAAGGAAGCTTGCCAAAAGGTGCATTGGCTGACGATATAATGTTTGATGTTGATTTAAAATTATGGGTAGAGGGATTCAAGTTATTCCCTGATGGAAGGTTAAACGGTGGTGGTGAACCATTCGTTATTTGGGCTCAAAAAGCCGCTAAATATTGGAAAGAAATTGTATAAAAACAAACAAAACAGTCATGAGCAAAACAACAATTACACAAGAGTCAGGCATTGAGTTTTTAAAGAATGAATTGGAAATCTGCAAAACCAAAGAGGAATTTATTTTATCCTTTTGGATTTTCTGGACGGAAAATGTGACACTAACTGCTAGAGAATTTCAAAAAGTCATCGCTAGTTCAGCAATAAATAAGTGGTTTTTAGTTGAGCTAAAGAAGGAAGAATATGAATTCAAACTACTTTCCTCCAGATACAATAATTTGACAGCTAACGACAATAATGCCTTATATGCAAGGTGTGTCTATAAGCTAATGTCACGCTTCCCAATATCACTTTTGCAAGATGCAAAAAAAAGAGAGCTAAAACGACAAACCACAAAAGTAGCGGGAATCAAAATAGAATTTTCATTAACTAATCTTAACTAAAAAATGAGCGACACACAAACATTACAGTCTAACACCTCCGAAACCTTTGCCATTAAAAGAGAAATCGAAAGCCAATTGCTGCACATCGACATCAAGATAAAAAAAGAAGTACTGATTTCCGCCGTTGTAGGTCTGCTTTCCGAAAAACGCCAATTGCAGGAACTCTTAAACGTCTACAACAATGAGAATTAGTATCATACAATACCGTCTCCAGTTTCTTCATTTATGTTTAAAATATTCAAGCCAAAAACAAGAAACGCTATCTATCCTGGACAGGATGTTAATCAACCAGGAGCGAGGACAATTATTAAGAGAATTGGATGAGCCAAACACGGAACCCCGACCGGTTCCCGAAACGGTCGAAGCCAAACTAACAGAAATTAATCGCCGCATTGAAATGCTCAACTGGAAGCCAATGACCGCAAAAGAAGCAAACGAACAAAATGGAGAATATTAATAACATAACAGTAAATGAACCAATAATTATGAACACAGAAACATTAGAAAAACCCGTAATCGATTTGAGTCAAGCGACTCCAGAACAACTAAAGGCTCAACTTGCAAAAATTGAAGCCAAAAAAGACCAAGACCGTGGATCTTACAAAGCATTAGTTGCCGAAGCGGTACCAAAAGCAATGTTTAAACTTTGCCACGCTTCGGAAATAATCAGCAATGCCAAGACCGAAACATTCCAATTCTTTGAGAATATTTTGGCCTTGAAAAATCAGGTTTATGGATTGAAAGAAAAACAACAGTCTCATACCTTTTCGACCGACAGGGAAGAAATCACAATCGGGTACAGAATTAACGACGGTTGGGACGACACCGTGACCGCAGGAGTAGAAAAGGTAAATAATTACATATCCTCTTTGGCCACTAATGACGAAACCGCAGCACTGGTAAATGTAGTTTTCAACCTTTTGAAAAAAGATGCAAAAGGCAACTTGAAAGGCTCCCGAGTTTTGGAACTTCAAAAACTAACCAAGGATTTTGACAATGAAGAGTTTACCGATGGTGTTGGCATCATCGCTGCATCTTATAAGCCAGTTCGCTCATCTTGGTTTATCGAAGCTTCATTGATTAATGAAGATGGATCTAAAACGCCTGTTCCTTTATCAATGTCTTCCGTTGGATTTTCAGGAAATTATAAGTTTGATTTTTTCAGCGAAGTAATTCCACAAGCCGATGCAACCGAGTAGCGACCACAGTACCGTAATACTATTAGCCATTGCGCTAATAGTATTCAACGGAAAGGATATATACACGTACATCCTTTGGCTTCGATTCAAAATAAGAACCTATTTCAAACAACTAGAAAATGAGCGTAATCATAACCCCGATAATTGACCACGAAAGCTATAACCTTAATAGCCACATAGTTTTCAAAGATACGCTAGGAAACTGGTCTTGCAAGACTGATTTATCAGATAGTGAATTGAGAGCATTCAAGCGATATGAAAAATTAGTCATTGATAATCCAGCATTCAAGAAACACACAAAAGCAGAATATAAAGGATAGCCTTGAGCGGCTTGGTAGAACTCATAAATTAAATAAAATGGCACAAGTAAGAGCAAAATTTAAATGTAATTCAATAGTGAATTATGAAGGGAGTAAAACAGCAACTTTAAATGCTGTATGTAGCACTTCAGACGAAAACAAAGACTTTACCAAATATACTCCAAATGGTAAGCTCGAAATTTCAATTATGAATGATGCTGTAGCCTCATCATTCTTTGAGCCGGGTCAAGAATATTACCTTGACTTTACAAAGGCTGAATAACACAAGGTTAGTTAATTCGGTTTCCAGAGTAGCTCAGTTTTGGTGGAGCGTCGTGGTAAAATACGGAGGTACGCAGGTTCGAATCCTGCCTCTGGAGCAAATTTAAAACAACAACAAAATGAGCAATAACAATAAAACACTAGACCAAAAAAAGGAAGTATATAAAAAAGCTGCCCAAGGTATTTTTAATTTTCTTCAAGAAAATAGAAACAAAACATTTTTAGCACATAATAAGTCAACTTTTAAAAAAGTATATGACGAGCAATGTAAAAAAGCTATGATTACTGCATACAAGGATAAAGTTGTTGATTATTTAGACAATAAGAAGCTCCTATTATTTAAAGGAAATAAATGTGAGTTAAAGGAGGGGTTTTTAGAGGTTGAAATTTTTGAAATAATTGAAAAACTTAATACTGAAAAATTAGGATTACCAAGAAAATCAACAGGTAAAAATGCAAAATGTAAAAAAATAAGATTTACAAACAAAGCCCAAGAAAATAATAACCTAGTTCCAATTTTAGAGGCATTTAAAAAAATGCCAATCATTGATAAAATAAAATCAATGACTGTAGACGATGTAGGTGAGCTCGTTAAATGGATGAGGCAATTAGGGCTTGAGGTAACTGTGAAAAGAATAATTATAGAGGAGTATTAGATGAAAAAAACTAAACCCGCACCAGTATATGGCGATAACCTACCCATCACCGCCCATCAAATCAAGGAAATCCGCAAGAACGCCAACTTTCAAGAAGACATAAAAGAGGAATGGGTGCAATGGGTAACTGGAGACGTTAAACGAACCAGTCTAACCAAACCAATTCCTATCACCCAAGCGCAAGCGGTTCGCATTATAAAGGCACAAACGGGCACAGAACCACAAGAGGACAATTGGGGATTATTTGACAAGGACAACCGCCAACACCTCACGCTACTTGCTTATATGCGCACGGCACAATGGACAACCCCAAACGGTAAACACGGCGAAGTGGCAGATATCGACCGCCTGAGTAATTGGTTAAAAGGTAATTTATCGCCAGTAAATAAGCCACTCAAACAAATGGATCCGTGGGAAGTTTCAAAAATTATAGAAGCATTTAAAGGAATAGTAAAATCTAAATATAAGTAATATGTTGCAAAATATAATATTGACTTCAGGAGTATTAATGGTACTCATTATCGTGTTTTTTATAGGTTTTTTTATGGGTGTTGTCAGTGCATTAGATGTTGTAGAATCTGATAACCAAATAGGTGATGACCTCTATTGTTTTGAATGCGAAATCGAAATGCCAGTCAAAGAAAAAAATGGCCGTTTCTATTGTTCAAATTGCGGATCGTATCATGGAACAAAAATTTAGCATCACCGAAGACTTAACCTCCTCACCTTGTAAATATACAGAGGATGGATATTGCCTTAGAAATGAAAATAACTACTGCAAAGATGGTGAATGTAATTGTCCTCATACTATTGCCATATTACGAACTATAGCCGCTGAATGCGGATGCGAAACCACCGTAGAATTTTGCACAGCCTGCGGCGAACAATTAACCAAACCTAAAACCGAATGTTAAAAGTAAAACTAAAAATCTCCGAAAAACATTTGAACTCCTTAGTTTATTCCTTTGGCTTTCTAGATAAACATCCCAACAAAGACCGCTCTGTAAAAGTAGCTCGGTCGGTTCTGGACAGAGTCGTGCTGAAATTCCGCAAAAAACAACTCGAAGTCCAAATGGGCTCAGACCTTTTCACCAAAAGTAAAAAGCATCTTTTCACTCTCGAATATTATGAGGCGCACTATTTAGAACAGTTTACCATCCTTGCAGACGAGCATCCGCTCAACGACTACGACCGCAACGTCATTCGTTTTATTCAATCCACCTTAAACCAACAATTAGTATGAAAAAGAAAATATACATCGCCGGGAAAGTTACCGGATTGCCAATCGCAGAATGCACAATGAACTTTGGACTGGCACAAATAGCCATCGAAAAATTAGGACACGAAGCTGTCAATCCCTTGCTAGTTGTCAATGACTGGAAATGTCCTTGGAAAATAGCAATGCGAAAATGTATCGCATCACTTATGGAATGCGACTTGATTTTGATGCTAGATAATTACGATGATTCTCCTGGTGCGAAAATAGAATTGGATTTAGCCAAAACGCTCGGAATATCTATTGTTTATGAGGTAGATTATTTTAGGAAATTATCAAAAATGAAACGTGAATGGAACAGCTAACAACCTACCGAGCCAAAGGCAAAAAAATAGATATTGTATTGCTGTTTAAATACGATTTAAACAGCAATTTAAAACTCTTTGAAGTAAGTGCCGGACAATTGCGGGACGACCAACTAAAATGGCTTTTCAGTCGGTTTCCGGTCAATGAGAATGATATGACCACGCTCTGGATGAAAAATGAAAAATACACCAAAGTATTTACCATCGAAAAGTCGCCAGCCGATTTAAGTTTTGAAGCTCTTTGGAAATTGTACGACTATAAAGAGGCTCGAAAAGATGCAGAAAAATTCTTTAACAAGCTCACGGAACAGGAAAAAATAAAATGCTTTATCCAGGTTCCAAAATACAAAAAGAAACTGGCTCAATCTACAATAGCACAAGCTCTATTAGGCACTTGGATTAATAAGCAAAGATTTAATGATGAATACGCCGAACCCGTAAGCACAAAGAATTTTAATCCAATGTTGGATGATTTAGCAAAAATGAAAACCGATAGAAAAATTAAATAATTTAAAACAACAATAAAATGAATGACACATTAACCGTCCCAAAGGACAAAGTATTAGAGGCTTATTCTAAAGCCAAATCTCCAAGAAAAGTAATGTTAGAAAATCTTTTCGGAATCAAAACATTCCAACCAGACATTATGAAACGAATTTCAGAATTCGATGATGTATGTAGAGAAATGGGTAAAAATCCAAAAGATTACATCTGCACTAGCGATGATCCAGATGACATAGCGGCCAATGCACTACGTCAGGCACTTTTAATTAGTCGTTGCTTCAATGCAGACAAAAAAGAGGTTATGGACTGGGGCAATAGCAACCAAAGAAAGTACCAACTTGTGTACATTTACTCTCCCTCTTCGGGCTGGTCGTTGTACTTTGTCGGTTACTGGAATACGCATACGTACTGCGGCTCCCGCCTTGCGTTCTTCGACCCCGAACACGCACAATACGCTTGGGATACATTCAAAGAAATTTATATCAACTTAATTAAATAAAACAAATGGAATCAACAATTAACACAATTGAAAAAGCATTTATCGCTGAAGGATTAGATATTACATTAATGCCTATCGTTGACCATCTTCAAAATGAAGCTGACAAAAACGCCGTAATTAATAACTACAAACTAGACGTTGTAATTAGGGCTTTGAATAACGAAGGACAAGAAACTCCGTGGATTGCTGACTATTTAGACGGCAATCAGACTAAGTACGAGAATGTCTACTACAACTCTCCCTCTTCGGGCTGGTCGTTGGACGTTGTCGATGACTGGCGTACGGCTGCGTACTGCGGCTCCCGCCGTGTGTTTAGAACGAGAGCGATAGGACGTTTCTTTTGGGAAAACTTCTCTAATTTGATAAAAGAAATTTTATAAATCATAAAGGTTGTGCATTGAAAGCTGTGGTTTCTTGTTCGGTCTCCCTCTTCGGGCTGGTCGTTGAACAATGTCGATAACTGGAATACGAATACGAACTGCAGCTCCCACCATGTAAAAATATTATTTCGATGCAAACCGTGCCATCATGGCAAAAAATCACAATTTTTAACGGGTCATTAGTATTCTTTTTTGTCAAGAAAGTGACCCAATAATACAAAGGCTTTGAAAAGATACAACAATCTATATAGCGAAATAATCAGTATTGAAAACCTTGTCATTGCCGATGCAAAGGCACAAAAAGGCAAATCAAAACAAAGAGGTGTGATGATTCACAACAGGAATAAGGAAAGTAATATTTTGAAGCTTCACGAGATATTGAAGAATAAAGAGTATAAAACATCTCCTTATATCAATTTCAAAGTGTATGAGCCAAAAGAAAGGATAGTTTCAAAATTAAAGTTCTTTCCTGATCGTATTACGCACCACGCCATAATGAATGTTCTGGAGCCAATATTTACAAAACTATTCACAACTGATACCTACAGTTCAATAAAAGGAAAAGGGATACATTCGGCTGCCAAAGCAGTTAAAAAAGCTTTGGCCGATGTACCTGGTACTACTTACTGTTTGAAACTAGATATTACCAAATTTTATCCTTCGGTAAATCATCAAATTTTAAAAAATCAACTCCGTAGTAAATTTAAAGACAGAGACCTATTGTGGTTACTGGATGAAATCATTGACAGTTCCGACGGTATACCCATTGGCAACTACTTGAGTCAATATTTTGCTAATTTCTACCTTACAGGTTTTGACCATTGGATCAAGGAAACCAAAAAAGTAAAATACTACTTCAGATATGCTGATGACATTGTCGTACTCACCGACAATAAACAAGATTTGCACGCTCTTTTATCGGAGATTAAACAGTATTTAAACGATAATTTAAAACTACACGTAAAAGGTAATTACCAAGTTTTTCCAGTCGAGAAAAGAGGGATTGACTTTGTGGGATATGTTTTCTACCACACCCACACAAGACTTCGCAAAACAATCAAAAAACGTGCTGCCAAAGCATTTACCAAAAACAACAAAGCAGTTAAAGCCGCCTATTGGGGTTGGCTCAAACACTGCGATTCAAAACATTTATTAAAAAAATTCAACTCAAATGACCAAGTTCTCGGATTTAGGAATAGAAACCGAAGTAATGCACTTCGCAGGAAAAAGCATAAAAATAGACGAAATATTGAATGTTCCGATAACAGTCCACGACTTCAAAATAGAACCATCCAAAAAGAAACTCAACTCCGATTATTTGACTTTACAGATTGTAATTGATGACCGAAAAAGAGTAGTGTTCACAGGAGCAACAATATTGATCCAAGTTATTAAAAAAGTACCAAAAGACAAATTTCCATTTACCACAACAATAGTAAAGAGAAATGAATATTTAGAATTCACTTAATATTATTCATACATTTGGACAATAACTTAAAAATAAATACTATGAAAAAAATTATCCTTTTTAGCACTCTCGGTCTTTTATTAGCTGGCGCATCAATTGCTTATGAGTATAGCGGCAAGAAGTGTACGGGTTCAAAAAACTGTTCTGCTTGTAAAAATTGTAAATATTGTAAGCACTGTGCTAAAGATGGTGGAGAATGTGGTGTTTGTAAATAAAATTAAGAGATTATGAAAAAAATATTACTACTCATCGCACTGCTGTTTGGATTGTTTGTCCAAGCGCAAAATATTGATTTGTTAAATAAAGCCAATAAATGTAATTTGGAATTTGCTCGAAAACTTTCAGATGAAATAGCCTTTGGAGCTAAAACAAAGTTTGTTTTTCTTGACAGTGCTATATCTGGCTATGCCCTTACTTACTCATTTATATACATCAAAGAAGGGTTAAGTGATGTTGAAAAAGAATCAGTCAAGGCTTATGTTTATAGGTATAAAACAACGGGAAGATATTCTTTTATAAATGAAAATTGCCTATGTGTAGATTTCAAAATAAATGAAGTTGGAGCAAATCCGGACTTAGAAATCAAAGGGGTAAAAGAATATGCTTTTGATGTTGTGAAGGGTGCATTTTTGGACTTATTTCCTTTTTATCAAAAGGAAATCGAGCCAACAGCTACAACTGAAAAAACGATGACAACAGGCATCTATAGCGTTCGAAAAGATAAAGATGGTTATTGGTATAACTTCATTCGTGAAGATGGGTCCTGGTACTTGAAAAATATGTCTTCTCGACTAAATGAGTTCAAATAACATTTAAGTTAAATTTAAAATAAAAAGATGGAAAACCAAGATAAAGTAAAATGTCCAAAATGTGGAAGTGACCAAATTCAATTACTTAATAAGAAAAGATTTGGTTGTGGTAGGGGCTGTATTTTAGGATTAATTTTTCTGCCATTTGTCCTCTTAGGGTTTACAAAATCAGACAAAATCCAGAGAGTCTGTATAAACTGTAAAAAAACATTTTAAACCTCTTAACGGAGGTTTTTTTATGCCCAAAAAATCGTGTTGCACAATAAAATATTGTAAGTTAAATTTGCCTTATGGCATATAATAAAAAGAACTACAATAAGCGAGCTCAATTTATTATTGACGTTTACAAAAACGCCAAACATTCTGACGTGCCAGATACCAAAATTATTCGTACCGTTTTTCCAAAGTTCAATATCTATATTAGTTACCGTCAATGGATGAACATCAAAGGAATGCCAATTCCTAAAGAACACGAGCAGCAACTATCCTTATTCGGTGCGTAATCCCAAGCTTATTTGTGGCGTGGCATCATCACAACTACGGTCTTCAAATTGGGTAGTAAACGTAGTTTCTTGTACTCTCAAACCAGTTTCGTTTGCATTATGGCTTTTCGATTGCTTACGAATCAATGCTTCGCAATAATCAGGGTTCCATCCCTGCAACGACATAAATAGTTTTTGATTGGTTTCTAAATACTGTAATCCTGCCACTTTGATGTCTGTTGGTGTAATGTGGCTCGTGTTGTTCCAAACATCGTGAAACAAGGTTGCTACGATGGTAACATCGCCAAACTGGCTGAAGCCCTGCATTTCGCTCCAATCGGTATTTGGGAAGTCAATCAACACACACGGAAAAAGCATGTTCTTTCTAAAGTCTTCGTGCATATATTGCCCCATGTTTTGGTCAATATATTTTATTGCGGGTACTTCCTGCATAATTCGGGCTTGTATTGCCAGGAATAAGTTGGCTAACGGACTTTCCATAATTAATTCATTAATTGTTTAATATCTCGTGCGACTTGTCTCTCAATGGCATTGTTCAACACCGGACTGTCGTTTTCGTTGGTTGGCATAAACTGGCGTTTTGGTATTTTCATTTTTCGGCTGTGTGATCTCACGTCACTTTCGCCAGACTTGGATGTCACTGTTTGCATTCGCTCTTTACCTTTTTTAGTAAACTTCCCGGTGCCTTTTTTACTTTTGCTATACTTGTTGCGAGTGTGCGCTGGTATCGTTACTGTTCCATCAAAACCTTCATTATGTACTTTAGCATAAGGCATGTCGTTTTTTACAGTCGTTTGCCCCGGTTGTGTAGTGTAATAATTACCTCCTCGCAAGTAGCCATCTTTTACAAGGGTTGTGCCTGACTTCTTTTTCCCTTTTTTCCAACGTTCAAAAGTTTGTCCTTGAAACCCTCCAGCTCTAAAATTACCATTGATAAATCGCAAAGCAATGTTTCCCGCTGTCGATGGAAAGCGAGTCATTGCATAGTTTTTTATGACTGATGCTTTGGTATTTAGGTTTTTTTCGAACTCTTCGGGTGACATATTAAAAAGTTTTGTATATTTGTATTGAAATAGTCTTACTAGTGCGTTGGATTGCATATCCTTCTCCACACTGGTAGGGCTATTTTAATTTATCTACTATTGAGTAGAACGAATTTCTATTAGCTTCCATTTTTATGACAATAAATGAATCCTCGTTATTTATACTTGTTTTTAAGTAATGATACTCAATTTCTCTCCCCTTACTATCTTTAACGGTTTTTATGAATTCTGCTTCTTTGATTCTCTTTTTAATTGTTCTAATAGCTTCATTCTTCTCTACAATAAACTTATGCGGTTGATTTAAAGCTTCTTTTATACCAGTAACGGTAAAATGAATTGGATTTTCAATATTAGGATGATTTATGGTTTTACCTATAATATTTTCTTTTACCCAATCTCTAATTTCAATCCGTTGTTCTTTTAGTGGTTTATTGGCTTCAATCTTACTAGAACTAATACCATAATCATAACTATCATTTTTCGCTACGGTCTCTTTAAAATAAGGGTGTTTGTCCGTAAATATCACTTTGCTAATCCCCACATTGTTATCGAATATCGTTCCTTTTATCAAGGGGTCAACCATCTTGTTTGCCCATTCGCTGTCATATTCCTTACTTATATTTTTACTTATGCCAGGAATAACAGTACAACGACAACCCCAATCCAATGGCGTGTACAACCGTCTCCAAATAGGATCAGTTTTAAGAGCCGTGAACTTGTCAAAAATCTTGTGTTCTGGTCGCACTCGACTATCTCCAACGGTGGTAAATTCTAAATATTCCGAATCCAATGTGTCCCATTTATGCGACATAATTGCGGATTGGGTAACGAATTGGTGTTCGGCTGCGAGATAGTTTTTATTGAATACTTCGCCTATGTCGGCAACGGCTTTTTTTACCGTGGCAAAGGATTGAATTTGTCCTTTGTCGTTAAACATCGAATCCTTGAACAAATGAAATTGCGTTAAGGTTTTAGCATAGCTGAATTGCTCTAAATTGGCTTTGAATGCGTTTTGCAAAGCCAGACGGCTGTCATTGTCATCGAAGGAAGTTCCTCCGAGGCCTTTATTCATTGCGGAAATTAATTGCGTAGCTGTTTTATTATAAACAGCATCGGTATTCAAGTCTTCGCCATTAAGCAATTGCCTGGCAATATCGTCGTATATTTTATCCCAGTCTTCAGTGTCGTCGGCTAGGTCGTGCAGTTCGCCACCGCAACAATCACAACGACTGCCATACAAATCATTTAATTGCCCAACTAGTGTTGGGCGGGGTCGAAAAAATCCGCCAAACCTTTGAAAAGTAAATCCATAAGGTTTTGCTTTTTGGTTTCGGTTAGCTGTCCTTTTTTTGGATTTTGTCCTGGTGCTTTTTTGGAATTGGCTGGCGTTGGTTCTGCCTCCGGTTGCACCTTGTCGGCTTCCATTTTTGCCTTTAGTTCGTCGTAATTGTCAGGCTTTGGAATTCGATAGGTTTCATACCAATAATCGTCTCCAATAGGCACTTTGGTACACACCACCATATCAATTTCAATACGGAGCTTTAACTTGGTTAGATTTAGATCTAATTCAAATTCAAACTTCCCATCAACATCATAACCGTATGATTTTAAAATCGCTTTAAACTTTTTGCTATTCAATAAGTTTTCTACAAATATTAAATCCGAAACTGTCAACTCATCTTGCTGTTCGCCGTGTTCTTTCGATTGGGCATAACCACTCGACTTACTGGATGAAGTAGTTTCGGTATTACCCAATATGGCAATAGCCATTTCCTCGTTGCAGGCATCTTTTAAACCGATTTGGAGTTTACCGTCGCCATTGGAGGTTTTGCCGTCCAACATTTCAAATTCGGCTTGTTTGGGTATCATCATAGCTAATGAGGAACCGCTGTCAGTTAATAAGGTTTTAAGTTCTTGCTTGGTTTTGGTATCATAGGCATCATACTTCATAATGCGGACAGGTTGCCCGAAAATCTCCACATATTGCGCGAAATCTCCAAAGCCTCCGCGCTTGTATATGGCATACATTGAGCAAGCTAAAAGCAATCCTAAATCGTTCTTTTTTCCCACTACCCACACAAAAGGCATATCTTCATAAGCGAACCCGTTTTCTTCCGAAACGGCATATTGAGACTTTGTAATCACTCCTTTTTCAGGCTTGATGTGTTTGCGAGGAACTTCTTTAAAATTAAGTTCTTCGCCAATAACAAACTCCATTCCCGAAGTTCCCCAAAGCTTGGATTCCATCAATAACGTAATCATGTCACGACCTTTTTCGCTTTTGATTAAGTCCGTTAAATCATCGTCTTGTTTGCCGCCTTTTTTAATAAATTTGATTTTTTTGTTTAAAACGGCATCAATCCTTTTTTGAATAATTCCACGCAAAAAACCATCCATAGACAGGACGTCATGGTACAAATCATAAAGAGCTACTCGATTAGGAAAGTAAATGCTTTCGGCACTAATAATACTTTCTTTGAGTTTGCCAATGTCTTTACTGGAACGGTCTGGCGAAACCAACGTTAGATCATGTATGATAAACGGCTCAGCGGTGTCGGGTTTATATTTTTTAACTGCCATAATTTAAAATCTTTGCATGCGTTTAGTATTTGAACCCCAAAAAACGCCATCGTTTTGAGTACTTTCGTCCGTGTCTGTGGTGTTGGGATTGTCAGCTTTGTATGGCCAATCAGGGCTTATGTTTCCCTCTTTGATGTCATACAGCCATCCCGGAACTTCTTTGTTACCAATCATTAATTCCCAATCGTCACGAAACAATTCCAAGTTTACGTTTGGATTAGCTTTTCGAACCAGCCAATAGGAAGCAATGACCTTGATAGTTTTTTTTAGATTTTCATCAATTACCGTTGGAGCTACAACCGGGTTGGCTGTGTCGTCTCCAAAAAGGGCTTTTAAATCGTATTTAAACAAGTAGGATTTACAGAAAGCTTCAGCTGCTTTTATTTGTGAAACAACTTCGTCGTTATTGTTTCTAGTGATGGCGGCTTGGACTTCCGGATATAGCTCGGTGTTTAATTCTGAAGGTTGTACTAACATATTAATGTTGTTTAATTATTTTTTCCTCAACCGTTACCCATTCTTTAGGTTTTGAATTAAACTTTGACTGGGTTTCTCCTTTTATAATGGTGTGTTCTTGATATATCGGGAATCCCAAAACATCAACTCCCGTTTGATAACTTACTATTTTGATTGTAGTTGTAGTTTCTTTCATTATAATCGGTGTTTATTAGCGGTTCTTTTGAAGCTTTCAATGCTTCCGGTTGATTTGCTTATGGCTATGTCTTGAGCAATTTTAACGGCTCCTTCCACGGCATCGGGTCCATCCATTAATTTTGCCTTTCGGCTAAAGTTGGTAAACTGTGCCACCATTCTTTCCATGTGTGGATTATCTTTTTCCATCACGTTAAAAGTCAGATGTTGTAGTCGGTTTAATGGCTCGAGAGTTCCTTCTATCCTGGCATATTTCTCAGGCTTTTTTCTATCGTCCGGTCGTATCGGCAAAAAGGTGTTTCTTTCGTTGCCAATTCTATAAATGTGTGGCAAAATAACTTGTTCATAAAAAGGATTTTGGAGTGAGTTGTTTTCAATCCAAATGTAAATCGGGTCAACACCTGCCTTTTTGCACAAGTCATGCGCTTCAAATAAATACTCGCAAAATTGGGAGTTGCTCATTTGATCTACCCACACTTTATACAAATAGTAATCGATGCCTTTTTGAGCCACAATAACAATTGCCTTGCTACTTGCATTCGTTTTATCGGAGTTCGACGGTGCAGGGTCTGCATAAATAACCACGGTATCGCAATGGCGTAACTGAGGGCATTTGTCAAAGAGAATATCCTTGAAGGTGTCGCCACCATCCATTGGGTTGTTGAAATACTCTTTTTGGTAACTTTCAAAACTGATAGACGAAAGAACCCTATCGATATTTACTTCGCTATTTTTTTGTGGCCAAGTGCTTTTGCCTTCCTTATCTCGAATATTAACCACTTCCCATTTATCGGCTTTCCTGCCCATTTCAGTGATACAGCAGTATTTGGAAATGATGTTGCCACAGGCAATAAGCAATAAGCCGTTTGAAATAGATCGGGTTGGAATTAAAGCCTGTTCAATCCATTTCACGCGCTCTTTTACGAGCTCGATGTTTCTACAAAATTCGTCCGTATCAATATCATCAATCAAGATAACATCGGGACGGCTGGCATCGTTACGAGTTCCACGAGGGGATTGTCCCGCACCAATGGCTCTAAAGGAAACACCTTTACGAGTTTTGAACTCGTTGGCTTCCCAAGAACCAATTTTCTTTTGGGTACCATAATCTGCAATAATTCTATTATTACGCTCTAGGATTCCCTTATAAGGTAAAAGCAACCTTTCTGCATTGTCAGCTGAGTTGGATATTAAAAGAATGTTTTTCTTTTTGCCAGTCATTGCCAGATAAAGAACTTCGAACATGGTGCGACCTGACTTGGATAGTTCTCTCGCCCACGATCGTACTTCGTACCATTCGGCATTGGCTAATACACGCTTGGTTGCTTTTATATGAAATTCAGCGGGTTCGCTGGTATAATAATTTGGAAAGTAGTATTTAAACCACTCTTCGGGATGGGCTTCTAAATGAGCAATTCTTTTAATCTTTGCCCCGTGGCTTTCGGATAAGTCAATAGGTGTGGCATTGTCCATATTTTCACAGAACTCCCGCCATATATCCAAGTACTCCTTATTGCTTACTTTTTTAGCCATTTTTTAGTTTCTCATTGATAAACTCATCAATGTAATTTTTGAATCTTTTTGCTTCGCTTAAATCGATTCCTTGAATGAACGTCAAGAGCTTTCTGGACACTTCAACATATTCACCCAAATTCACTTCGCTTTCTAGCTTGTTGATGTTAGAGGATATTTTACTCATAATATCGGCTTCGCTATTCGTTGGCATTCCAACACGCTCTTTTCGAGGTTTTAAAACTCCTTCGTCATCTGGTAACATTGGGCGGTTCATAATATCTTCATTAACTGCCTCCAATTGATTGTAAGCGTGAACCAGTTGCGATTGTCTTGTGGTCAATAAACTTTTTCGGAGTTTGTCCCAATTGTCAGCTACAGCCCATTTGCCGATTGTTTTTTCGGTTGTACCAGTGCGTTCCGCTATTTCCTTGAAGGTAATACGCTCGCTTACATATAGAATTCGAGCGTACTCTCGCTCCTGTGCTTTGGAAATTCCCATTAACTATCTCGTTTAAAACGAGACAAAATTGACCAAAACCACCACCATTTTAAAATATCTATGCAAGCCTTGCGCCTTTATTTTCAAGGCTTTGCAAACATTCGCAAGTTTGTACTCACTTTAAGAGATAACCTAAAAATTAGCAAGTGAGCGACAAGTTTAAAAAGATTGACAAAGAGTTTTGTTTGACTGATAATAGCGTCAATGTGTATGGCTATCGTTTGTTAACCGAAGGCTTGGATTTGGCTCAGTACAAAAAAAATCCCATTGGTTTTATGATGCACGAACGTGAAGGCGGTGTATTGGTAAAATGGGAAGATTTCAGGACTGAAGGCGATAAACTTTATGGCAAACCCGTGATTAATTTATCACATCCAAAAGGGGAAGATATTGCGGCACAAGTCGAAAACGGTTTTATCAATGCTGCATCGATGGGTAAAATAATTTGTTTGGCTGCCACCGACGATGCCAGTCTAAAAATGGAAGGGCAAACAGGACCTACCGTAACCAAGTGGTTTCCTCGTGAAATATCCTTTGTTGACATCCCTGGCAATCACAACGCATTGGCCAATCTCTATGACATTAACGATAACGAGTTGAATCTCGCTGATTTTGTAAAACCTAAAGAAAAAACTATGAGTAAAATCCTTTTAACAGCCGTGATGTTGACGGCTTTAAATTTAAGTGACAAGTCCTCTGAAGAAGATGCCAACAAAGCATTTCAGGACTTGATTGACAACGCTAACAAAGTTCCCGGACTCGAAAAAGATTTGGCTGACAAAACAACTGCTTTGACTGAAAAAGAAAAAGAGTTGGCCGACTTGAAAACAGCTGGAGTAGCTAAAGAAGTTCAAGACTTATTGGCTAAAGGCGAAACCGACAAAAAATTGACAAAAGAAGTGTCAAAAAACTTGGCGGAAAGTTTTGCAGGAAATCCAGCAGGATTGAAAAACTTGATTGATGCTATGCCAGCACAAACATTAGTTACCGATCAGTTGGGCGATAAGTCTAAAGATGCGGCTTCATTCGCTGGCAAAAAATGGGATGATTTGTATGCTTCCAATGAATTGGAAGGCGTGAGAACCAATTTTCCTGACTTGTACGAAACTTTGAGAAAAGAGAAATACCCTAACCTTAATATTTAAAAAATTATGGCAAATCCTAAAATACCACAGGAGTTTTGGAACTCCTACATCGTAGAAAAACTACGTAAAACAAATCCGCACATCGCACTTTGTTACGATGAAAGCAAGCACATTGCAGGTGGTTCGGTTGTTTATATTCCACAAGCTGGAGCAAGTCCGAGTGTTGTAAAAAACAGAGCCTTTGGAGCTGCAACAGCAGTACAACGTGGAGATACAGCAATCGCGTATGTTCTTGACGTCTTCACAACAGATCCAACAGCGTTGTTGACTTCTGAAAAATTGGAAATCAGTTACGAAAAACAAGATAGCTTATTGGCCGATCATACCGATACTTTAGCCGAAAGCATCGGAGACGAGTTGACATACAACTGGATTAGAGGTTTGAAACCAGCCGTTGGTGGTGGTACTACAGTTGAGTTTTTGCCAGCTGGACGACAAATTCCTACTAGTGGAGCGGCAACAGCTGTAAATGCTGAAGATGGTCAAACCGGAACTCGTAAAGCAATGACTTATAAAGAAGCTCAAAAAATGCAAGCGAAGTTTAATAAGGATAAAGTGGCGAAACAAAATCGTTATGCGATGTTAGAAAGCTATATGGAGCAAGAATTTCTGGACTCATTGTCTGCTAATCAAATGGCGGCTTTTCAAGCAACTGCTGATTTAGCTAACGGTGTTGTCGGGAAGTTTGCAGGATTTACTTTTCTTGAAAGAAGCTCCGTTTTGGCTTTGACTTCTGCGGGTGTGTTTAGATTACCTGGGGAGGCATTGGCTGCCACTGATAACTTGGCTAGCTTCTTTTGGCAAAAAGACAGTGTGACCAAAGCACTCGGAGACACTAAACTTTTCCAAGATTTCGATAACCCATTGTACTATGGTGATATTCATTCAGGATTAGTAAAAATGGGTGGTCGTTGCCGTCGTGAGGACTGGAAAGGTGTTGGGCTTGTAGTTCAAGCTGCAACTGCATAAACCAAAAGTTGAATTATATATAAAAGGCTGTCTCTTTAGTGATGGCAGCCTTTTTTTTAAACATTATTATGGAACAATTTGTATATCCAACATTAGCCGCCTTTTTCTCAGCATTGATAACATGGCTTTTTTCTAAGCGAAAAAACCTAGCTGAAGACAGAGCTGCTGAATTAGACAACGCTGTAACGGCTGTTAAATATTATCGTGATTTGCTCGATGATATGGCAACCCGATTAACCGCTGCAACTGAAACTATTAAGTCGCTAGAAATACAACACCGTGAATTAATGGGTGTCAATCAGCATTTAGTTGAGGAATTACAAAAATTCAAGCAACTTAACGGAAAAGCATAATGAAGTTAGATCAAGCGGGATATAAGTTAATCCAAGAATTTGAAGGATTAAGTCTAAAACCTTATTTGTGTAGTGCTGGAGTTCCAACCATTGGTTATGGTAATACCGTTTATCCAAACGGCAAAAAAGTAACTCTAAAAGACGCACCAATAACAAAAGAATTTGCTGAACAAATGTTTCGCACAACCGCTGATTTATTTGCTAAAGATGTTTCTGGTCTCATTAAATCTAATGTAAATCAAAACCAATTTAATACCCTGGTTGATTTTGCCTATAACTTGGGAACTGACATTGATGCCGATGATATTCCTGAAGGATTAGGGGACAGCACTTTGCTTAAAAAAGTAAATGCTAACCCAAACGACAAAACTATTGCCAATGAGTTCCTAAAATGGAATAAGGCAAACGGAATGATTAGCACGGGATTAACAAATCGCCGAAAAAAAGAAAGTAAAATCTATTTAACACCAATAAAATGAAACAATTTAAAATCACACATTTCTTGTCTTTTTTGTTTTTGTTTGTTTTGTTGGCTACAACACTCAGTTCTTGCAAAAGTACTAGTGTTGTTCCGCCAGCAACAACCGAAACCACCAAGATAATTACAATTAAAGAAGTCGTTCGAGACACCGTTTTTGAGACCAAAAAAGATAGCAGCTATTACAAGGCCTATCTCGAATGTGTCAACGGGAAAGTCGTGTTGAAATCGGACACCAAGCCTATTGTAAAACCCGGCAAGTTCCTGCAACCGCCAAAGGTCAATTTAAAAGACAATATACTTACAATAAACTGCAAGGCCGAGGCGCAAAAACTGTTTGCCCAATGGAAAGATACCTATACTAAAGAACACCAAAGCGATATTAAAAGAATTCCATACGCAGTTGAAAAACCATTGAGTTGGTGGCAAAAAACTGAAATTATCCTGGGACGAATATTTTTAGGGCTGATTCTAATTTTTACAGCACTGGGAGTTCTGAAGTACTTCAAATACGTTTAAACACTAATTAAATACCAATTAATATGTCAAAAGAATTAGCAGCGGATTATTTCGCAAGACACACAAGCAATGAATGTCACATCACTTCCGATGGTCGTGTTTTTCATACCAAAGGATCAGCAGACAGTTTTGCAAACGGATTAAAGGACAATAAGGTAGAATCTTATACTAGAGAATCCAAAGAACAAAAACCTAAAGAGGAAACTAAAGTTTTCACTTTAGAAGAGTTGAACGCATTCGACTCTGAAAAGGCTACTTATGCAGAACTTAAAGATTTGGTAAAAGCTTTGAAGCTTGAGTCTGCTAGTCAGAAACAAGTTGATTTGGTTGCCGCATTCGAAGCCTATAAAGCAGTTATTAACACCGAAATCAAAGACTAATGCTACAAGGAACTGGAACGCCAAAGGTTAACGTAGAAGTAACGTCTGGCAACTTGCAACGTCAAGTTCAAGTAATTGATGGTGTTGCGGGAATCGTAGGAACTTCGGTTGGTAAAATCGGAGAGATTGTAACGGTTTATAATTATGACGATGCTGTTGCTAAAGGTTATACTGTTGTTGGTGAACCTTTTTTGAATAAAGCAATCGAATTATTTTATAAAGAATTAGGAGGCAATCAAGCCTTGACTATTCTTGGTGTAGAAGATACGATGACTTTAACACAAATGGCAACTTCAACTAATGTTAACGGATTGAAAAAACTATTGCTTTCGGCTCAAGGAGCCATTACAGTGGTTGGATTAATTCGTAAACCTGGAGTAGCTTATGTAATGGAAGCCGCCCACTTTTTGGATAAAGATGTCGAAGACGCTTTATTGGCGTCTAAAACATTGGGCCAATATCAGCAATCTATCAACAAACCAGTACGTATGTTGATTGAAGGTAGAACCAACGATTTAACCCACGCTTTGTTTGCGCCAAATACAGTTGCCAACGGTTTTGCCGGTGTTGTACTTGGAAGTAATTTGAACGATGGTTCTGGAGCTGTTGCCTTGGCATTGGCCAGAGCTGTAAAATATCCATCACACATTAAATTGGGTAATGGACAAAACGGAGCTTTGACAATTCCACAGGCATACATTGGGAACAAAGCTATTGAAGATTATTTTCCTGAAGAGTTGGATGCTTTTGCTAATGCTGGTTACATCATAATGCACCGTCGTGATGGTGCTGCCGGATATTATTTTGGCAGAGACAATATGGCTACAGCTGATGACTTCAACATCTTGGTTCACGGTCGAATAATTGATAAAGCACAACGTGTTGCCGCTGCAACTGCTGCACCTCTATTGGAAACAACAGTACGTGTGAATGCTGACGGTACCATCAACGATGCCGATGCCAAACACTTGGAGAATATTGTGAAACAACAATTGAAATCACAATTGGCGGGTCAAGTAAGTGATGTTGACGTGAACGTTCCTACGGATGCGAATATTATCAATACGAGTACCGGAGGAATTGAAGTAAAAGTGTTGCCTCTAGGTTATTTAACCTGGATAAAAGTAACGATAGGATTAACCGCTAATTTATAGAAAATGGCACAAAATGTAAACATAACATCCGATGAGTGTGCTTGGTCACGCTTTGAGATTAAAATACTAGGAAGAACCATTAAAGGCCTTCGTGGTTTTGGCTTCAAGAAAGAAGTTGAAAAAGAACACATTTACGGAGCCGGTGACGACCCTATCGATATTCAGTCCGGGAACAAAAAAGGTTCTGGAAGTATCAAGGTTTTAGGCTTTGAAGCCGACTTGATGAACAAAGCGGCACGAACTGCCGGCTATGATGATATTACTGACGTTCCTCACGAAGCTATCGTAATCACGTGTGCTTTCAAAAAAAGAATGACTGATCCTATCAAAACGTATATCGCTTCTGGTGTAGCTTTTAGCGAAGCGGGTGTCGATTTGGAGCAAAATGCCAAAATGAGAGAAATCTCGTTGCCTTATTTGGCAATGAATGTACAATTACCGTAATCCCATCCCCAACCCTCCCTTTCAGGGAGGGAATAAGGAGTAAATAAAATAATTAAAAAACAAACAAGATGAAAAAAAATGAACAACCTGCCGGCAATCTAAAAGCCGCATTCGCTAACCGTAAGGCTAAAGAAGTTGAAAAACTTCAAGAAAATGACATCACGCCATTTATTGAAAAATTTGGTCAAGCTAAACTGGATGAATGGAAAGCCGCAAACGGTGACCGTAAATTAATCTACCTGAAGCACGATGATGATTTAGCGGTATTACGACCTCCAACAGCTGACGATTTAGGCGACTATATGACCGCTATTGGAACTAATGGCTTGAGTAAAGCCGTGGCTATGGTAATGGAACAGCTTTGGTTGGATGGCGACATCGCCCTTATTGATGATGAGGAAAAATTCATTTCGGTTTTTCTTCAAATAAACAACATCCTGGAGGGGAAAAAAGCAGAATACTTTCGCGCTTAGTAGCCTGGGAATCAAAGACTGCCAAAATAAAAAAGCGGGTATTGATTACTTAATTGTTTTTGGTTCTATGAAGTTTGGGGCAAATGCCTTGAAAGAATGGGGTGAAGAACTTTTTTTTTATCG